AGCTTTCATGTGTTCCAGTAAAGGTTCCACCTATTTCGTGTTCGTGCCAACCAACAACTTTTTGTTCTCTTTGATATGTCATACCTACCATTTTTCCATTTTTTAAAACACACCAAACAACACTATCTGGTTCTTTTTGATATGCTTGTTCTATTACTCCAGACTCTGTTATATGTTCTGCAAGTATAGTTAAATCTGGTGCGACAAAAGAATCTGTATCATAATCATATACCATCTCTCTTAACTTTCTTTTTGCTCTTTGAGTAAAAACTGTAACATTAGAAATACTTAGTGGATGTATTGATGCACAGCCATAATTAGATTGTTTTCTTATTTCAATATTTGTAGGTGTTAATGCAGAATCTGTACCACCACCTTTTGCTATAAACTCTCCACCCATTGTTCCAATTAATAATGACCTTGTTCCTGCAAGCCATCTAATAACATTGACATGGTCAGATGCTATTGCAAATATCATTGCATCACTAGCATCAGTTCCTGCTTTATAATTTTCATAATCTGCTGACTGACTAAAAAATAAAGATTGTGGTTCTGTAGCTGTTGAACCAAAAACTAATCTTTGTTCAAAAAATGTAGTAGCACCAGGATGTCCTGTCGTATCAGAAAATGCTCCTAACGACCAAGCAGTCGTAGCACTTGTTCCAGCAAAATCATCTTTAATATCAGCTTTCACAACAGTTACACTTGTATAGGTTATTATTTTTGCATAACCAGAATCAAAAGTAATTAATCTTCCTACATCAGTTGAAGCAAAAGTTGAAGTTGAAGCCGTTATTGTTCGATCATCTCCTGAAGAATGAGATGGTGTCATAGTTGTTGCTGTAGTATTTTCATCTAAGTAAGGTCCATCAATTAAATCTGCTTCTGTTAGTGTCCAAGTAGTATGAGCTGATCTTGTAAGTTTTCTAATAGATACATCTGGATGAACTAAATACATAACATCTGCAGATTGGGTAAATTTAATATCTCTTAATTGTGTTTCAGTATATGGATTGCTGATAGCATATACTCTTGATGCAGTACCTGCAGAACTATAAGCAGTAAAAGCACTTGAGTTAATATTAGTTCCATCTTCATCTTGTAATTCAAAAGTATTAGTTGTTTTGTTTGCTACCTTATATCTTCTTCCATTTAATTCTGTCATCCCTACAACTGCTTGTATAAGAATAAAATCACCATCAGAATATCCATGTGAAGTTGCAGTAACTACACATGGGTTTGCTCCTGTAGCTGCTGATATAGTTTTTGTTGCTTCATATATTGGTGCTTGGTTTTTATAAAATCTTATTTTACCTGTCGCAAATTCTAAAACATAAGTTTGTACTGTAGAAAATTCGAAAGGTATTAATCTTGTATATTTAGATTGATCGTGAACTCTTGAAATAAATTCTGTTCCTGGCCTTCTTGACACACCACCATGTGGATGTATAAGAAAGTTATTTAATTGTTTTGCAGAATTACTATAAACTGCTAAATCAGTTCTTCCTTCTAGTCTGGGGGATATTTCACCACCAGTAAAATTTGAATATGCTAATGTTGTTCTAGCCATTATTAAGCCCTCGCATTAAGCCATGTATTAGCTATTATTTCATCTGGTTTTCCTTCTGACGCATCAGCATGTCTTGCTTCTACAATCTTTGCTTCGTATAATTGCCACATAGCATTTGTTAATGTAGTGGAACCTGTGATAGCATAACCTGTATCTGAAGCTAATCTTGCAGCAACTGTTTCAATTAACAATGTATCATATTCATTTGGATCAGTAACTCTCCCAATATATTTAATATATACTGTTGCTTGGTCTGTTAAAATTTCTCTTCCTTCTACTTTCCAATCCATATCCACTTCATTGGAAGAATAAGAACCTGTATGAAAATCTAAAATTCTTAAACAATACGGATCAGTAGGTAAAGGATAAGCATAACTAAACTGATAAGTAGGGGTTGTTGAAGATTGATTTAATTGTTGTCTGTTAATTAAACAATTCCAAGGATGTCCTCTAAACACAGCATCTCTTACAAAATCAAATCTTTGATTTAATAAACGAGCATTTTTACTATCCTCTGTTAATGCTACAATATTAGATGCTCCTAACATGTTCATTGCAGAATTACATATATCAACTTTACTTGCCATTGATTATTTTTTTCTCCTATTAATAATATAAAAAAATCTTGCCAGTTTCTGTTTACAAGTACTGGCAGACTCAGAATCTTATTCAGGGTTGTGTTTAATTACAAACGCATTAATCAGTTGTATAATATACCCACATGTGAAGCGTATTATTGATAGTAGCACCACCAGTAGTGATGATTATATCAGTTTCACTTGTGTAACGATGTGCCAAACCATTCATAGAAACAGCAGGTGCAGAGCCATTAGAACCTCCAGCCAACATTGATTGTGTTTGACCAGCAGCGTTCCATGTACCTGACGCTTCTATAAATCTATTAGTATCACCAGAATCTCCAACTATTAAAGTTGAAGAACCAGCAAGTGCATCGCACTTTAAAACAACATCGTGTACTGTGGAATAAGCAGGCATTCTTGCCATAGTGATTGTATCAGCTGCTGACAAAGAACTTGCTTCATAGGTATCATACCACACTCTTAATACTCCGTGTACTTGCTCAGAAGATGCAGGTACTCTTGGAGTTGCGTCTAAATTTGTAATATTTGCACCATAAACGGCTGCCATATTATTTAGTTTCCTCCATTAGTCTTCCCTACATTTAATTTCAACGACTTTTTCTTCTTCCATTCTCGTAGCACCGATACTCATAGCATAATAGACTTGTGTAGCATAACCTTTGTCAGCTCTTTCATCTATTTTTGCTGTAATATCTTTGCCTATTGAAAGTAATAAGCCGTCTTCAGCCCAAGCAATAACTCTACGGTTAACTCCAGATTCGCTGGAAAGACGAGTTGATACAATAAATTTAAAACCTAAAAATGTATCAATTTCACCTTGCACTAATGCTTTAACAGTATTGTAATCTGATGAAGTTACAGTTGTTATATTTAACAAATCTGCAAGCTGTTCAGGAGCAACTGCAACATAACGAGGTAATGTTGTGTCTACATTAGCTTCGTCAAGTAATTGCTTTGCTTCTACAAGTTTAGCGATTGATAAACCTGCTACAGGCGATCCGACTGAAACAACTTGTCCTGAAGGGAAAGTTGTTGAAGTAGAACCTGTTTCACCAGTATATGCAGTTCCGAAAGCAGCAGAGATGATTTCATCATCTATAGCTCTTCCCATTGCAAATGCTGTGGCTTGTGAGTAAGGACTTGTTGGATCAATTAATGTTCTGACTTTGTCTTGGTCGTCAATTAAGTCAGCATACTCATAATCAACAAGCGATACTCTTCTTCTGGCATGTGGAGTGTCG